CGTCAGGCCAGTGGCTCCAGTGGCACCCGTCACGCCGCCACTCGGTCCCGTCGCACCCGTCGCGCCCGTAAGCCCGCCGGTGTTCATGATGCGGACGCTGATCTTGCCGGGTTGTCCCGTCGCCCCCGCGGTGCCGCTGCCCTTGCCTGCCCCCGGTGTTCCCGGCGACACGTCGACCGTCATCCGCAGCGCCCAGTCGGCGTCGTCGGTCATCATGGAGATCGTGCCGCCGCCGCCGGGACCACCGCCCCCGCCGTTCACGTTCGCTGCAACGGGGGTCGCGCCGTTGCCGCCGCGCGAGCGGACGGTGAGGATGCCCGCGATGTGACGTGCATTGATCGACACGGGCGAGCCGCCGCCGCCGCCGCCACCGCCAGAGCCTGTCGCATCGCCGCGACCGCCAGCGCCGCCACCGCCACTGTTCATCGTGGTGTTGGCGTTGTTCCGCAGGCCGTACATGATCGGCGGCCAATAAAACATCTGGTCGCCGCCGCTGTTGCCAGCGCCGTTGTTGTACGCGCCGCAAGTACCACCAGCACCCGATGGGCTTGAGCCGCCGTCGCCGCCCTTGCCACCCCATGCCGTCGCGTTGGCGGCGACATTGGTCACCGCGCCGGTCAGTGAGCCATTGGTTCCTTGAGTGCCGACGCCGTACAGGTTGGACGACGACGCATTCGGCCCGCCGCTCGACGCACCGGATGCATTCGTCCCGCTGCCGTCGATGATCGACGTGGCGTCGACACCGGTCAGCGTGCCGTAAACGGAATGGTGCCAAGCGTTCGGATTGAACGTGATCCCGCTGTTGATCGTCAGGTTGTTGATCAACGTGTTGCGGGTCGCCGTGTAGACGCTGCCCGCGCGCGTCGCCCATACTGGCGTCGTCACCCCGTCAAGGACCGTGTCGCCGTCCTCGCCATTGCCGTACCACGCATCAGCGACGTTGCCGCCGAGCGTGCCGGTCGCGCCTGCTACACCGGTAGCTCCAGTTGCACCGGTAGATCCAGTTGCACCGGTACTACCGGCTCCAGTAGCCCCTGTATTTCCAGTTGCACCGTTGGCGCCGGGAGTACCCGCGCCGGTGTTGCCAGTCCCTCCAGTCGCGCCTGTGCCGCCAGTTGCGCCTGTCGCACCCGCTGCTCCCGCGACTCCAGCCCCGGTAGCTCCAGTAACTCCAGTGTTTCCCGTTCCACCTGTCGCCCCCGTTCCGCCAGCACCTGGCGCACCCGTCGCGCCAGTAGCACCTGCGCCCGTGGCTCCGGTCGCACCCGTCGCACCGGTGACGCCGGTTGCCCCGAGCGAGAACGACTGGAACACCGCGGCGTTCGCGCGCACGTCGAGCAGGTCGCCCGCGTTGAAATCCTGCGGGTTGGTGTTGTCCTGCCCACGCACTACCGTGAAGGAGGTGCCTCCAGCCACGTACGGCCCGAGCACCTTGACGATCTCGAACTGGTTCGGGTTCCCGAGTGCGTCGAATCCAGCGGAGAGCGAGACGAGCGTGGCGTAGAAGAAGTCAGCCGCGGCGAGCGAGGGGAAATCCGAGCCATCAACGATGACGATCGTGGTCTGGCCCGGAGCGATGTTGGCTCCAAGGTAACTCCACGCGTTATTGATGAACCGAATCGCCATTTACCACTCCACCACGATCACCTTGCCCGTGCCGCCGTCACCGCTGGGCTGCCCATTCGCTCCTGACCCAGACCCACCCCCGCCGGTATTTGCCGCACCGGAGATCCCTGCTGCACTCAGCGCCGAGTCGGCACCTGGTCCGAGAGCGGATGCGCCGCCCGCACCGCTCGCCGCGATGACCCCACCCGCTCCGCCGAAGAACGCCGATACGCCGCCGCCCGCCGCGCCGCGCCCGTTGCCGCCACCGCCACCGTCCATGTCCGACGCCCAACTCGCGCCGCTGCCGCCTGGATTGGTCGCGACGTTGCTCGCGGCCCCGCCAAGGCCGGGGGTTGCCCCACCGCCGTCGCCGCCCGCGCCGTAGGCTGCCGCGGAACTAACCAGGCCCCCGTGTCCACCGTCCGCCGAAAGCAGGGAACCAAAGGTGACCGCTGCCGCCTTCGCCCCCGGTGTATTGTCGCCTCCCCCAGACCCGCCGGGAGGGATTGTGACCGCGATACCGGTGCCCGCCGCCACGATGTCGATCGGGTATTCCCAGATCGTCTGCCCACCGCCGCCGCCACCGCTGGTGCGACTGCTGGCCGTGTCCCGGCCCGCGCCGCCACCACCCCCGCCGACCATCGTGATCTCGGCATACTTGCTCCCCGGCGCCCAGTTGTGAGTGCCGCTCGCGGTGTAGACGGTGACGATCGGCACGGCCTACCACTCCACGACGATAACCCGACCCGTTCCTCCGTTGCCGCCAGGTACGCCCGTAGTGGTCGATCCCGATCCACCGCCGCCAGATCCGGCAGCGCCCGAAACAGAGTTCCCCTGCGCTCCCGCGCCGAGTCCCGACGCCCCGCCGCCCCCGCCATTACCGCCGCCTTGGATGCCGCCGAACCACGGGCCGACGCCGCCGCCATTACCGCGGTTGCCACCGCCCCCACCGCCGCCGTCGATGTCGTTACCCCACGATCCACCGGCAGCACCATTCGTCGTCGCGCTCGCGGCTGCGCCCCCCGCGCCGCCGTTAGGCCCGCCCCCCGCGCCGCCCGCCGGGAAGTTGGTGCCCGAGCCTGTGCCGCCCCCGCCCTTGCCGCCCTTGGCCGTCAGGGGGCCGAAGATGACGTCGCCGCCCGCCTGGCCGTCGACATTGTTCCCGCCACCCGATGCGGCTGCGGGGACCGTGACCGACACGCTGGGGCCGAGCGCGGCGATCGCCAGCAGGTACTTCCAGATCGTTTGCCCCCCGCCACCGCCCGCGCCGTTGTGCGTGTTGGTGACGTCGCGGCCACCGCCTCCGCCACCGCCCCCAACCATCGTGACCTCGCACATCGTCGCGCCCACGGCGAAGGTGTGCGTGCCGTTCCCGGTGTACGTCGTGACCGTCGGCGCTCCGCCGCCACCGCCCGTACCGGTGGGGCCGATCGGGCCAGTTGGACCCGTCGGGCCGACCCCGGCAGGGCCGGTATTGCCCACGGCGCCGGTGAATCCGTTCTGGCCGGTGGCACCGAAGCCGGTGTTGCCCGTGGCCCCCGTGACGCCGGTGTTCCCCGTGAAACCCCCCGGAGCACCCGTCGGACCTGTCGCGCCCGTAGCCGACCCTGCGGGACCGGTGTTGCCCGTGGCGCCGAAGCCGGTGACGCCGGTGACGCCGGTGTTCCCCTGCGAGCCGGTGTTGCCTGTCGCGCCGGTGTTGCCGGTGTTGCCTGCGCCGGTCTGGCCGGTGTTGCCCGTCACACCCGTGACGCCGGTAGCGCCCGTGCGGCCGGTGGCGCCGGTGACACCGGCACCTGTCGCGCCAACGATGCCCGCGCCGGTGTTGCCCTGTGGACCCGTCGCGCCCGTCGCGCCGGTGTTGCCGCCGCCAACGCCGCTCAACGACTGCAGGACGATCCGGCACGCGCGCATGTCGACCAGGTCACCGGCGACGAACGCCGTCGGCGCGGTGCCGTCCTGGCCGCGCGTGATGTTGAAGCTCAAACCGCCGTTGGTGTACGGGCCATTGACCCGCACGATCTCGAAGACGTTCGGGTTGCCGAGGAAGTCGTAGCCGCCGGTCAGCGAGACGAGCGTGAAGTAGGCAGTGTCGGCGGGGCCGAGCGTCGGGAAGTCGGTGCCATCGCCGACGATGAGCGTCGTCTGACCGGCAGCAAGGTTCGCGCCGAGCAGACTCCACGCATTGTTGGCGAGTTGAAGTGGCATGTCAGTCGATGGAGTTGTAGTTGATCGAGGAGCCGTTGATCGATCGCCCAGTGCCGAACCCCACCTGCGCCTTCTGCGGCGGCGGCTTCGGACGCGTCCACGGCGGCGGCTTCGGGTCTGCCACCGGACGCACCAACTCCTGCGGATGCCGCGGCTCCCAGCACTTCTCGCACACCATCAGGCCATCCCACTCCTTGCGGAGTTCCTTGGCCTTCCGGGTCAACCCGCAACGATCACAGACTGCGTTCCAGTCGCCGATGTCGGGGTAGTTGCGGGACCCTTTGGTGATCCCGGTCACGGCTAATTGCCCTTGCCGAGATAGATCAGTACCGAGCCGACCAACGTACCCGACACCCAGCCTGTGGTCGTTGCCACAAGCTGGCCGTTCGAGCCAGGATTGCCGACCGTGTTGTTCTTGATCGGCGCCGCGTTCATGAAGTTCATCTCTTCGGACTGGATGCACGTCCACGCAATGAGGTTCTGCGTGGCCTTCCATTGCAGCACCAGCGCACCAGGCTCCTGAATCGAGTACTTGAGCTTCTTGATGAACAGTTGATTCGGCTTGACGCTGTAACCCTGATCGATCATCAGCGTTGCCGGATCAGCAACGATCTGCTCCGACAGGTTTGCCGTGTCGATCGTGTAGTCGAGCTTGATCACCGCATCGCCGGGGCCGTCCTCGAGAATTGCGACGGTTGCAAGATTCGCCATCTCGCTCTCCGGTTACGCGCGATTGATATCGGAAGCCGCGAGCACGTAGTCCGTGTTGAGCGTCTTGATCGCAGCCGGAGTGGCCCGCAGTCCGAAGCCTGCTTGCAGCACCGACACCGGCAGGTTCCCCAGCAACTGGGTTCCCGCAACCATATATCCGCCCGACACGCGCGGCTGGCCGAACGCCGACTGCGGCGGGACCGGGGTCGAGGAGAAGATCTGGATCGTCGGCGTGGCCGCGCCGTCGAAGTAGAAACCGAGCGCGGTGTCGACCAGCGGCGCCATCGTGGTGACGGCCGGGAGCGTCGTGACACCGGCGCCGGTCTTGATGTTGAACGTGACGCCGTCCTGCGCCGTCAGCTTCTCGAAGAACACGCCGTCGGTCGGGGCGAACGGGGTGCCGCCCGAGAACATGCCGACCCGCACGTCGCTCGCGTTGTCGTTGACCTGGCCCATCCACACGAACCAGAACGGAGCGCCGGGGGAGATCAGCGCGTGCGCGGGAGTCTTGCGGTTGAACTGGATGTCGCCCGCCGCGGCGATCGTGGACTGCACCAGCCGTCCACCGTTGCCGATCGCCAGCGCCGAACCACCGGCCACGCCGGTGACCAGCCACTCGGCCGCGATGTACTGGAAGAAATCGGTAAAGGCGATCGCCGCGTTCGCCGGGGACGGCGACGGGAAATTGCCGAACATCGTGTCCTTCGGCGCAGTTGCAATGCCATTGGGGTAACGAACGGGGACGCCCATTGTCTTTCCTTCTCGTAACGCTACTTGGAAAGTAGCGTCCCCACTTGCGCAGGGACGTTACGCGTTCACTTCTTCGTCTTCACCGCGGGCGGCGCAGACGTCTTGCCCTTCTTGGTGCTGCCGAAGGGCTGCGGCTTGTACATGCCCTTGCGGATTTTCGAGACTGCACCCACAGGATCACCGCCTTTCTGCAAAACAGGGGGCACCGGTGGGTGCCCCCTAACGCTCAGACAGGAGAGAGTGCCGGAGCGGGTCCTACGCCATTACGGTGCGTTGACTGCGAGGATCGCGCGAGCGTCCCCCCAGCCGACTTGGTAACGCTCGACCGAGGCGGCAGCGACGTTCTTGGTGCTGAACTCGTTGTCCTGGTCGAACTGGACGCCCATCCGTTCCTGATAGATCAGGCCGTTCCCCACGTCCACGCCGGTCGAGCGGATGAACCACGGCCGCGCAGCCGAGAAGTAGTGGTTGACCTTGATCCCTTCGGGGAACATGCCCGTCGTCTTCAGCGCATTGACGTCGTTGTTCCCCGTGCCCGACTGGTAGTCGGAGTCGAGGATGCGAGTCGCGTTGAAGAGTTCCGAGCGGGAGATGTGCAGCGAACGCGGCATGAACGCAGCGGCCAGTCCACGGTCGTCCTGGAAGCCCATGATCTGGATGCACCCGTCTTCCAACGAGGCTTCCGACAGGTCTGCCGGGACTGCGGGGACGTTCGAGTACACGCCGCCGAACACCAGCGGATGCGCGTTGGAGCCGAGGGTCACGCCATCGCCACCGGTGTAGCCCGCCGTGAACGCGCGGTTGTACAGGTTGGCGACGATGTATTCCTTCGTCAGGCGCATCGAACGGGCATTGGCGGAAGCACGCCGCTTCGACACCTTCTCGTACAGGTCGTCTTGCAGTTCTTCCATCGTCACGATGTAACCGAGCGCGTAGGTGATGTTCACCAGGCGCGTGATTGCACCTTGTTGCTCGATGTCGTACTCGATCGCAGCACCTTGATTCTTGATCTGCGCGAATCCGAAACCGGCAACCTGGACGTACTCTTCGTAGTTCTTGTCGCTCGTCACCGAGTCAACGAGGTCGGTGTACTCCGTCCGCCACTCGTTGTAGATGTACCCCCAGATGCCCTTGATTCCGGGCCAGAGGAGTTTCGGATGCGAGCCAGTGTTGATAATGCCAGGCATTTTCGTCTCCCCTTAGATGCCGACCGTGGGGCCGTTGAAATCGTGAAGATTCGGACGGCATACCCAGATCGCGAAGGGGCCGAATGTGTTGCTTCCCCCGCCAGCAACGGCGGGCATTGGTGCGAGGCCGACCAGCTTGAAGTTCAGCCCCGCGCCGACGGCGAATGACGCCGACGTCAGCACCGATGCCGACAACTGATACGGCTGCGCCGGAACCGCGACCGTCAGCGAGGCGTTCAGGTTCGCGCTGGCGGCAACGAGGTTTGCACCCGTGACGCCATCGTCCTGCGCCATGCAGAAGATGTCGGGCTGGTCCGCAACGAGCACGTAGTAATCGCGCTGCTTGGAGGCCGGGATGCTGACGACGGTTTGGTCGAGCGTGACGCCGCGAATTGACGGCGTGTTGATGGACGGGTTCTCGATGCCGACGAGGAAGCCGCGGATCGAGGCGACACCGCTGTTTTTCTGGACGTTGGGAACGCCGTTGAGATCGGCACCGGCCACCTGTGCAAGCGTGTCACCGATGTAGTACGCCGAGCCGTCGGTCGAGGGGACGCGATAACGCGTAACGCGATGCGTTTGCGCCTGCCCCAGGACCAGCGGCGTGACGCCGAATGGCCGGTTGAGCATGTTTTACTCCTGACGAGACACGTAGTTCTTCGGTTTGTTGGGTTCGTAGCTGATCCCAACCTGTTTCGGAACGTAAACCGTAGATTGCTGATCCGTGTCTTGAGCGTCGTGGAGCTTCGCAGCCCTGATCCCCTTGTCAACACGCTCGTTGACTTCCTCCCGAGCCAACATGTCGTCGGCGTGAATCAGGTCGGGGATCTTCATCAGGTACGCGTACAGCGGGTTGCCATCCTTCGCAGTCCCTACCGTAAAGCGCACCCGATCACCGGGGTCATTGTTATAGCTTACGACGTTGGCATTTGCGCTGTCAATCTCACGCTTCGAGACGAACGCATAGCCGTGCGCCACCGCCTCGGTCAGCCGGTTGCCTTCGTCGTTCAGGATCTTCAGCGTCCAGCCGGGGAGTTCGGCGTAAACCTCGAGTTTCCGGGTGAATCCCCCCAGCACCCGATGCCGTTCCCCCGCCTCCCGCTCGCGCCGGATGCGGAGTGCGGCCTCCTCGGCCGTTTCCGGGGCAATTGACTGCACCAACTCCTCGAGTCCGCTCTTCAGGTCCGTGCTCATTTTGCATCCCAATCGTAGTTGGAAGCGTACGTTTCGCGGGCTTTCTTCTGGTCTTTACCCAGGTATCCGCTCTTGAAGAAGCGATCGCACGCATCTTTCGCATCTTGCGGCAGGTTCTCGAATGTGCGGCCGCGCCCGTTCATAGCCGTGCCGCCCCCGCTGCCGTTCTCGGTCCTGGCAGAGGAGGAACGCCGCTTTGCGAAGCGTTCCGGGTACGCCTTCAACAGGCGCTTATCGAGTTCTTCCAGCCACTCGGCCGTCCTGCTGATCAATTCGGGCACTTCCTTGCGCATCCGGTTCGCCACCACCGTCGCCAGCGCCGTCTTCTCGTCGTCGGTGCCGTACCACGGGTTGGCCGCGCCCCAGTCCTTGAGGATGGTGACCGTCGCGGCATCGACCTCGGGCGCCTTCGCCGGTGCCTTGTCGCGCTCCTTCTCCAGCTTGTCGATCTCGGAGTCGGCCTTGTCGAAGCGTTCGCTGTCGCCGTCGGTCACGGCTACCGCGCGCTCCGCGCGGAGCGCCTTGATCTGGATGTCGAGTTCGCGCTCATGCTGCTTGCGCAGGTGCTCCGCGAACTCGGCGTTGCCCGTCTTCAGTTCCTGGATCTCCTTGCGCAGCGACTCGTTCGACTTGTTGAGCACGCGATTGATCTGCCGCGCCTTGGTCGCGAACACATCGGCCGGTTCCCAGGTGCCCTCGGGACCGTCGTACTCCTCGCGCGGCCTCCAGCCCGCGGACTCGGCAAAGGCGATGTCGGCGTCGGTCGCCGTGCCGTACTGGTCGTCGCCGCCGGTCGGAGCCGGGGTGTTGGTGTCGGGTGTTCCGTTCGCTTCAGCCATGTCTCACTCCGTGGTTACGCTGGACGGCATCGGGATGCTGCCGCGGAAACTCTTGTCGTGCATTTCGTTGGTGCGGCCGACGATGTCGCTCATCCGCATGATGCGGTAGAGCACCCCGTCGGCACCGCGGTAGGTGAGTCCCGCGAACTTCGCGTGGATCACCATGTCGCCGACCTTGATGCCCTTCATCTCCTGCGCCACCTCGGCCACCGGACCCATCGCCATCAGGATGCCGTGGACTTGCGCCTGGTTCTCCTTGTCCTGCGTCGAGGCGGCGATGACGATGCCGCCGATCGACTTCTCCTCGATCGGGATGGTGCGGATCAGCACCCGATCGAAATTGGGGTAGATGCCTACGTCGTAGTCCATTACACCGTTTCCTCTTTGTCCCGTATCCATTCCTCGACCTTCTCGAGTGCCTTGACCGAGGCGATCGCTGCCGTGTTCAACCGTGCGTCGGTGTGCGCGTCATTGCTGACGAACGCACCGTCAGCCCATTGCTGCTTGATCTCCTCCCGTTCCTGCTCCAGCCGCCGTAAAAAGACCTGTGTCACCGGATGGGAGAGCCATGCCTCCTTCTCCGCCTCCGTTATCCCCACTTGTTGCAGCATTCTTTTTCTCCGTGTTCTGCTTGTCCGCCGTAAGCAAATGGTCGACCCACTTCAAGATCCCGTCCATCCGCGTCTTGTAGGCGCCGATGGCGGTGTTGAGCAGTTCGATTTGCGGCCACTTCTTCTCGCCTTCCGCTTGTGCGAGGAAATTCTCGGCTTGCGCCAGCAGGTTGGTCACCTTCGCGGACATCTCCTGCAACTCGCCCTGCAACCGCGCCAGCATGATCTTCGTCTCGATCTGCTGCGTGGTCGCGTCGAGCTTCATCTGCTGCGACTCGAGTTGCAACTTGCCCTGCTTCACCTGCACCTCGAGCATCTTCGCATCCGGCGGCGACGGCAGATCCCCCGGCGAGCCGTCCTTGTTCGGCGGCGGCGGCGGGAAGATCTCGTCGATCCCCGGCACCCGCTGCGCCTCGAGGTAACGGCGCACACTCTGGTAGCGGTTGAATCCCGGCACCTTGAACGCGAGCGCCATCATCGCTTCCGACTGCTTCAGCCGCTGCACGTCCGAGATCACGTTCGGGTCTGCCGCGGGCCGGATCGCCGTCGAGGGCGAGTCGTAGTCGTTCGGCATGATCATGCCGCCGGGACCGACGAGGTCGTCGTAGAGCGGGTCCGCGGTGAGGAAATAGCGATTGAGTTGGTAGAGCGCGCTGAACTCGGCCTTGAACGCGCGCCAGTCGCGCTTGTAAATCGCGCTGAACACGCGCTGGCCGTTCATGTTCATCGTCTCGGCGGTTTGCGCCGGGGTGTTCTGCCCGATGTTCTCCCCGACCTGGAGGTCGTTGGCGGAGGCGATGCGCTCCGCGTACTGCACCAGGAAGCCCATCAACTGGAACAGCGTCTGGCTTGGCTCCCTGACGGGGAGAGGCACGATGTTGTCGCGCAGCGAGGAGCCGATCACGTCGATCTGCTTCCACTCCATCGGGCGGAACATGTGAGAGCCGCTCTTCATCTTCGCGCCGCGGCCGACGAAGCCACCGGCCTGGGTCGCCATCGCCCCGGCGTCGATCATCTGGTTGAGCGCGGTGTCCACCGAGGCGTTGATCGGCCCCAGCATCCGGCCGAAGCCGAGGTCGTAGTAGGAGCCATCGGGCGACGGGATGAAGCCGAACTTGATGTAGACGACGTCGGGCTGGATCTTGATGATGTCGCCGTCCTTGGTGCGGAACACGCCGTCGCTCGACCAGCGCGCGACGATGCGGCGCAACCGCCCCGATCCCGTCTCGACGGTGACGAAGTACGGCTCGAGGTAGCCGTCGTCGTCGAGGTCGTACCAGCACATCTGCTCGATCATCTCGACCGGGGTCGCATCGTCCATCGGCGGGCGGTGCATCTTGTCCGCCTTGTCCTGCTCCGCGGTGAACTCGTCCTGCATCGGCTCCCGGTCGGAGCGGATCGCGCGGTTGGCGTAGGTCGAGTCGTCGTCCACCTCGCCGTGGTTGCACCACACCCCGCGCGTCACGCGCTCATGGATGGTGTTGCGGCTGATGGAGAGGATGTGCGAGGCGCGCGGTGCATCGTTGATGTCGCACTTGGTCCAGTAGTTGATCACCAGGTCCTTCGGCGACACCACCTCGGAGTTGTTGCGCTTGAACACCGGATCGAAGGTGACCTTCTTGAAGAACATGCCGAGGATCGGCTGGATCAGGAGTCCCTTGTCGGTCTCCGATTCCCAGTTCGGCATCTGCTCCATGCACTGCCACGTCATGTGGGCGCCGATGCGCTGGCAGCGCGCGGTCTTCTCGCCCTTCGGGTCTGGCCCGAACACCTTGGCCTTGACGAGGTCGTTGTCGTTGATGAGCATCGCGTAGGCCCGCGCGTGGAAGTGCAGCGCAGCTACGGTGACCAGCGGGAACTTGACGTTCGAGCACCCGACCCACGGCTCCGACTTCTCTTCCACGACTTGGAGGGCCAATTTAAACGCATCGGCGTTGGCGATTTCCCACTCCGAGCGCGACGATCGATCCTTGCGGTAGCCGTCGATCACCTGGTTCGCGATCTGCTGGCAATGCTCCGGCTCCAGCATGTCCGCGATGTTGGGTGACGTCATCGCCGCGTCGAGGTTGTACTTGACCCGCGTGTCCATGTCAGTAGCCTGTGTGTTTGTTGCGTCCGCCGCTGTAGGGGCCGCTACCCTGCCTGCGGCGCTCTTCCCACTCCTCCTCCAACTCCTCCTGCGGAGTGGACGGGGTGACCATCTTGTCGAGGCCGAGCGCGAGTGTAGCAAACGCATCCGGCACGTCGTCGTTAAGTCCCCGCGGGAACTCCAGGATCTCCTGCTGCACGTCGGGGAACCAGTCCGCCTCGGTGTCCCACTTTACACGCTTGCCCCGCATCATGCGCTGGAAGCCCCGCGCGCGGGTCATCTTGTCATCGACGGGGGTCAGTTCCTCGATCAGCAGCATCAGGTCTTTCCCCTTGCGCCGCTGTTCATGCGCCTCCGCGTCGATCCCGGCCTTCAGCCCCTTCAGGATCGTACCGTCCTCGAGGAACCACACCTGCGGGTTGAACGTCTCCTCCATCGCGTAGAGTTCGTCGATGATCTCCTTGCCGTCCATCCGCGCGCGGCGCACGAACTCGACGTACCAGGTCCCGTCGTAGTCGATGGAGACGATCGGCAGCACGGTGTAGTCCCGCCGCGCCTTCTTGCTGATGGCGAAGTCCCCCGACGCGTAGAAGATCCGCTTGGCCCTGGCTTTAGGATCTTTGTCCGCCTCGGTCATCGGCAGGAACTCGCTCAACTGGAAGTAGCCGGAGGAGGTGTCGACCGCCTTGTTCCGGTACTCCATGTTGTAGTTCTCGAGCCGCCCCTGCCGGATGTAGTTCTGCCGCAGCCGCAGCAGTTTCTCCCGGCTGTACCGCTCCGGCCAGAGGATGTTCTCGAAGTTGTCGTCGTGCGCGGCCCATACGCGAGACAACCAGTTTTCCTCGTCGTTGATCAGGTTCTGCAAAATACTGTCAACGTGGAGGATGGTTCCCACCACACGAATCAAGCCGGTGGGCGACATGGCGGGCATCAGTGCAGACAACAACCACGACATGGCTTTTTCCCGCCGATCCTGCGACATCACCTGCTCGTCGTCCTCGGCATCGTCCATCATCACCAGGCCGGGGCGGCGCGTGCCCCAGTTCAAACCACGAACTGAAGTGCCGAAGCCGATCGACGTAACGCGAAACTGGTAACCGGAGTCGAGCGTGCATATGAAGTCGTCCTGTGAATCCTTCTCTGTAAAGTCGCGCACCTTGAAGTGGTGGCGGATGGACTCGTTGCCCATCAACGAGTCTTTCAGGTTCCGCACGAACTCGATGGCTTTATTTCTTGTATTACTGACGACGACGGCATACGGCGTGGCGCGGAACAGCAGCATGGCGAGCACGTAGGCGAGCGTGATGGCCGTGGATTTAGCGTGCCCGCGCGGCGCCGCCAGGGCGACCTGTGGATGGTCGGAGGTGACCATCTCCCACGCCTCATGGTGGAACGGCGGGGAGACGGTGGGGGTGTCGAGCGTCCCGAGCAGGAAGGTGTCGAGGAACCCCGCCATCATGTCGGCGGTGAGGTGAATCCGGGGTGGGAGAGGATCTGGTGCAGGCGCGGCCGCAGGGGCGTAGACGGGCGCTGGGGGCCGCAGCCACGGGGAAGGCTCCATGACCACCGCCTCGTCCAGCGGATCGCCCCACGGGTCCATCAGTCTTCCTGCGACATCACGAACACGTCAACGGCATTTTTAGGGGGGTCGGCCGCGGGGTCGGCCGGGGCGGCGGGAATGGCGTTGATCTCCTTGGCCGCGCTGAAGCGTTTCAGCCGGTTGGCGATCTCGAACAGTTCGGCCATCGAGTCATCGGTTTTCTCCTCCCGCCCGTCCACCACCCGCAGGGCCTGCGCCCGCCGGTCCATGAGGGAGGAGGCGATCCGGGCGAGGTCCACCGCGGGCACCGCCTTGTAGACCTTGGACCCATCCTTGAGGACGTGCTCGTCGCCGAGGATCAGGCGCTCGCCAAGCTGGCGCAGCGCCTTGTGCGCCAGGTGGCTTAAAACGCCCGCCTCGACCTCCGCCACCTCTTTCCGGTAGGTAGCCGCCATCCGGCCCCATTCCGGCGTTCCTACGAGCCGCAGGACGGTCGCACGGGGCACGCCGAGGATGTCCGCGGCAGTCTGGGAGTCCTTGCCGCGCAGCCACGCCTGCACGGCCTCGCGGAACGTCTCGTCGGAGATCCGGTCGGGGAGGGACGGGGGGCGGGCCAGCCGCAGCGGCTTCGGATAGAGGGGCATTACGGCTTCTTCTCCACCGGCTCCACCTTTTTGTTCACCGAGGTGTCGGCCCGGACGCCCGTTGCCTTGTCGGCGGAGGGGTAATCGCCGATTTGGACCGTGATCGACTGGCAGGAGGTGAAAAACAGCACGACGAGGCAGAGCAACAGGGCAATTGCGCACGCAATCGCGGCGCCAGCCACTTTTTCCTCCGCCTGGGGGTCCATCGCGGGGAGTATACGACTGCGCCCCCAGTCAAGGGGGCGCAGAAGGTGGATTGCCGTCCACTTAGCAGTTGCCCTCGTAGCGAATTCGGGGGCATGGGTAGTTTACGTCAACGCCGGCGCCTTGGTGTCGATGGTGCCGTCGGCGCGGGTGTAGAAGACGATGGTGTTGCCGTGGCCTTCCTTCACCTGGCTGCCATCCAGCGAAACGGTGTTTCCGGCGTTGAATCCGGTGAGCCAGGCGTCGAAAGCGGCACGGTCGGGGAAGTTGTCGGCCGCGGCACCCTCGCCCTCGCGGGGTCCCATCTTGTCCACCGCTTCGCCCAGTTCGGCGCCCTTGTCGTGCAGGGCCTCGGCGAACTTCAGGATGGTTTCGGAAGGGGCGTCGGCGTTCTCGGCGAGGAACTGGGCCACGCCGTAGGTCAGCGAGGCGACCGCTGCACCGGGGGTCTTCGACTTCACGACATCCTTGACGATCTTGGCGACGGCGTCGGTCATGGGGGTCTCCTCGAGAAGGAAGGAGGGTAGCACAGGGGAGTTTACAAAAGCAAGGGGGCGGAAAATGGGGGGATTTTAACGTGCGGGGGTGTCAAAACTTGGCCCCGCGCGAATTTGCCCCCCGCCCCCTTACGCGCGCGTGACGCGAAACGCGGGCATGTGCCGCGCGTCCAGGTTAGGCACGCTACTTGCATGGCCTACGCTGGGCGGCACAAAGTGACGGACGCCTAGCGGCACATTGCCGCAGTGTAAACTAATGAACAAATGATAACTAGTTTACAATCAAGCTCTTACCTGGCTGGCACGCTCGATGCATGTATAGCAGCGCAGTCAATCACACAAGGTGCACACAATGAATCCTGAAATCCTGATCTACATTGGCCTATGGGTTGCAGTCTTCGCGGTGCCGTTGGCCGTCTCGCTGTTCGACAATCGAAAGGATAAGCAATGAACCATAAACTCCAAACGCGTATCGCCACGCTACGCGCCAAACAGCAAACCATTCTCGCGCTCGCGTCGCGCCCCGGTACTAGCACGATGGCATTTCGCGATTGCATTAGGCGTGCAAGTGACATCGACCAGCGCATTAAGGCAATGCATAGGGGCGCAAAGTGAATTATCACCTGACAATGAAATCGAGCAATGCGAAAACGGGGCCGATTCCCGTTAGCACTAGCACGGCCGCCACATGCCCCGATGCATGCCCGTTCAAGCGCGACACCACGGTAAACGGATGCTACGCGGATGGGGGGCCACTGGGAATGCACTGGGCCAAGGTAACCGAAGGGAAACGCGGTACAGACTGGGAAGCATTCCTGTCGGCCGTGCGCGGTATCGATAGCGGCGCATTGTGGCGCCACAATCAAGCCGGGGATTTGCCGGGGATTAATGATGCGCTGGACGTCGGCGCATTGGCGCAGCTAGTCGATGCGGCGCATGGAACGCGCGGCTTTACATATACCCATAAACCGCTAGGTTCTAGCGTTGAACGCGACGCGATACGCGCTAGCAACGATGCAGGATTCACGATTAACCTGTCGGCCAACAATCTGCGCCATGCAGATGCATTGCTCGCCCTGAATATCGGCCCAGTGGCTGTGGTTCTACCGTCGGACCAAACCGAAAACTGCACCACGCCTAATGGCGCAAAGGTAATTGTCTGTCCCGCAACCCAGCGCGACGATGTCACATGCCTAGATTGTCAGGCATGCGCCAATCCGAAGCGTACCGTGGTAATTGGATTCCCCGCGCATGGCGCGAGCCACAAGCGCGCCACGATCATCGTCAAGAGGATTTGAAATGAACCTGCAACCCATTAAACCGGCACCCGTCGGCCCCTTTTTCTTTCACTGCATTGTGTGCGGAAACCGCTGCAATAGCGCTGCGGGTTTCGCTGACCTAGATGACGAGCCTTTTATTTACTGGTGCGCCGCTTGCGCCGCCTATCACTTGAAAAAGGATTGAACATGAAACCCTGTCCCATCTGCAATCGTCGCGTGCGCCGTCCTAACGGCAAGTGTGCCCAATGCGGTTTCGACCGTACCTCAATCGATCCCGGTACGCCGGAACAAATGCTACAGGAGCAACAAGGGGCAATGCTGCGGTTCCATGTCCCCACTGCATTGCAATCGGCTTTCCTGGTGGCGCTCGCCGCGGGGCGGATTCGCTTTGATCCGGCCACGGACTGCTTCGTGCATCCCGAGGCAATCGAGCATGGTTACGGCGAGTACATGATGCCGGGAGAGTATCAATGAAGCCGCCCTTTGACATCGTCTTGACTGACTGCGACCAATGGGCCTCAGTCACTGCCAATGGGGACGCGGCAGAGGCTTGGCTTGAGGCTTGGATGATCGAGTCCGGCCGCGACGTCCAGGTCGCGTGGTCTATCTACTGGGGCGAGGTTTCGCCACTAGCGAATGACGCGATCAGGGCCGGATTCACGATCGACATGTGATAGGGAAAAGCTATCAGCCCTTCGGGGCTGATAGTTCGATAGTTCGCAAAACCTGGACTGTCGTCAGGATGACAGTTTAGAAGTCGATTGTTTAGGGCTAAACTATCAAAAGTGGGTTTTTTATGCGATTGTCATATGCCCCAATTGAATCAATGCACTGCACCAGGTTCCGCCTTTTTAATCGACTATCAATAGCCTCCGGGGTTCGGCTACTTTCCCAATTCCATCGTAAACCATTGATCCCAATCGCTTCAATTACCATCACTTATATACATTGGTAGATTAGTATATATATGGATACACACACTATGACAATTCTATATATAAAGCCTAACCCGCACATGTGCGCGTACGTGATGTAATACAATAGATGAGTCTATATATATATATATATATATATATTTTTCAGGCGTTTTGAGACACTTTTTTCTTACGCTTTGTTGTTGACAGTGGTTTTTCAATGCCTTACATTCATCCTGCAATAGTAGCCAACCTCCCACCACAATCAACTTCAGCCCATTCCTCACACAAAGGATACGTAATGCTCACATTCCCCCCATTTCGGGACGAGGTTCCGACCCCCGATCAAATCAAAACCGCTCGCAATGATTATGGTCTGACGCAAGCCGAAGCCGCATGGGTGATGGGCGTCGATCAACAAACCTGGCAATCGTGGGAGTCCGGGCGTGCGCCGATGCGCCCCGGCTTCTGGGATTATTGGCGCGTGAAGATGGCGCTGGCGACAAAGAAGCGGATCAATATCCAGATTGAGTTCGAGGCGGCGAAGCTGGTGGCGTCCCGCACGGCAGCCGCGCCGAAGGCTTTGTGGGGGTCCAATGCCTCTTAGGGTCTGGACGTGGGAGCGGGACAAAAACGATGCCGCCCTGCATCGGCGGCGGACCAATCTGGAGCCTTGCTGGTTCTGCGGGGCCGACTGGTACACGCGAGAGTATGCCCGCGACGGCACGCCTGTCGGCGTGTTCTGCGACCGGCGTTGTCTCCACCAGTGGGAGGCGGGCGCTCGCAACATCTACTCTAAAAAATAATTCACTGGACCCCCTTGCAATCCCCGTAAACTACTTTACAATGCACAACAGCAGCACCTAACAACAGGAGACACCATGTACACCGACATAAACTTCAAGTCGAAGAAGGCACTCAAAGAGGCACTCGCGGCGGGCAAGCAACTCACCTGCTATTCACCGGGGCCGTTCCCCTGCCCCACCGAGGGCCGCGTCTCGCTGGAGGGGCCGCACTATCCCGAGGCGCACAAGTGGTACGCCAGTGCCACGCTCAAAAACGGCGTCATCGTAGAGGTGAAGTGATGGCACACACATACGCATTCGTGCAACAGCTATGCCTGATCGGGGAGCAGTGGGAAACCGTGGGCGTGGAGGAAGGGACCACCGACTTTTTCCCGACTCGCGCCGAGGCACAGGCGGACCTGGACGACATGTTCGCCGGGATGAAGGAACAAGGGATGGACTTCCGCAAGGGCGACTGGCGCATCCGCAGGGTGAAGCAATGAGCCTCCAATGGGAGGACACTTCCACCGGTGGCGGATGCACTGCATTGATCGCGTACCGGCGCGTGATGTACGTCATCACCTGTCCCGATGACCCGTCGACCCCGGAGCCGGGGGAGGCAGCCTACCTCGGCATCTACCCGCATCACGATACGTGGGGTCAGGGCGAGTCGCTGCATGAGCAGGAGTTCCCGAGCACCGAGGCGGCACAGGCGTTTGCCGAGGCGTACGTGGTCCCGGCCGCAGTGCCGGGATCGGTGGACGAGGCCCTGCGCCAATGCACGCTCGACCCCGCGCCGTTCCTCGCCAGCGACGTTCTCGCTGTCCCCGCCGACACTGTCGTCGGGCAGATGTGCGTGACGTGGTGGGTGTCATTCAGCAGCATGCTGGACTCTTTCACGCCTTATGGCATGGCGCTGGAGAATTCGACCGTGATCACGATGGCGCAAGCCATTGCCCGCAACTGTGACATTGCATTGAGGGGATAGGCATGAGGCATCTAAAGCGGTTCGAGTTGATCTACGCCAATCATGACGGCGCGGGCGTGTCGGTGAACGTCTACTCGCCCTCCTACAACGATGGCGAGTTCATCCGGCAGTACGAGGACATGGACAAGGCGATTTACGCGTGCTGCCGCGAGGCCCAGGACCTCGACAACGCGCAGGCCATCGTGGACCTCGGCAACATCTACAGTCTGCCGTCGGTGACGCTGGTGGCCCGCCGGGAGGAGGCCACGCCCGAGGAGATTCAGGCCGCGCGGAGCAAGTACGGAAGTCACGAGGTCCAGGTCGACAATGACGCCGAGGTGTCCTCCACCGAGGATGGGGCGTGGGTGTCGGCATGGGTGTGGGTCGACCGCGAACAGGTGGAGCAATGAGGCTCGGGCGGTGGGAGGTGGAGGCGGGCGATATCGTCACCATCAAGACGCCCACGGGTTGGCGCACCGGACGCGTTTCGCCGTTGCTCATGTTCCCGTCGCATGTGGTGCTTAACTGCGGCGGGCCGCATGGCACGCCCGCGGTGGCGGATGAATGGAACATTGTCGAGGTGCGGATGCCGAGGTGGGGGAAATAATGAACGTGACCAACGAGAAACTCGAGAAAATCATCACCGACTTGATCGACCTGCGCGAGTGGGCCGACGCCGACGTGGCCGCATTCGACGGGCAAACGGACTGGAACACGGCAGCCCTGCGCCGTCAGGCGTTCCGCCGCGCGACCGACATCCGCACCGCGCTCCTGACACTGCAACGGGTGGAGGGACGATGAGAGACGATTACCAGCCATTCAAATTCCCCGACGCACGCCAGGTCGAGGACAAGGGCCATTCACTGGTCGCCGGAGTGGGACTCTTCGGCGCCTTCATCCTGTTGCTGCTGGTTCTTTTCGAGGTGTTCAAATGACAACGCTAGCGACACTGAAACGGCACGCGCAACGCCTGACCACCCGCCGGGGACACCGGATGCGCTGGGCGGGCAACTGCGGCGTCTGCCGCGACTGCCGGATGGACGTGCAGTTGCTGGTCCGCCCGCGCCCCAACGAGGTTGACATCAGCGGCCCCGCTATCGCACGCGAGTGCAACGCATGGGCCAAGGAGGAATCGACATGCTAGCTGCTTGCCAGAACTGCGACTGGACCGGTTCCGAAATCTACGTCAAAACCGACATCCCGCACCTGTCGGAGCGCGTGGCTCCCGGTGAACCGATGCCGCTGGGCGAATGCCCGGAGTGCGGCGCACTGTGCCATCCGCAGTCCCCGCCGGTCACCCTCGACCTCGACCTGGTGCAGCGGCGCCTGATCGGGATCGGGTTTGGCTTCCATGAGGGGGTCGATGACGATGACCCGGATACGCTGGGCAAGTGGTGGTGGACGTGGCAGGGGCCTGGTGACCGCTGGGACATCGAGTGCGGGCAGTACTGCGACTCGCTCGAAGCGGCAGTGGTCGACGCGTTCGACCACGGGTTGATCAGCTACGCAATCGAGTGCGCGTCGGGGGAAGAATAATGGACCGACAGTTTACAATCCGGCCGGAGCAGATGTATGCTGCCCCCACCCTGCAAGCGAAGTACGTCGAAGCCGTGGAGTTCCTGCGGCAGCAGACCCCATCGAGGTGGATCATGGACGCGCAGTCGGTGCGGCCGACGTGGACGTGTCACCTGGAGGAGCAATGAGCCAGCACTACAGCGGCCCCAGCGAGGCCGAGATCTATGCCGACGACCACCGTCGGGACGATGACCGGGACGAGGCCGAGGACCGCGAGGCCAGCGACAGTCTCTGGGTAGAGGTCGAGGAGCGGGTCAACGACTTGCTCATCGAGTGCGGGCTCGAGGACACGCCACAGAATCGCAATGAGTTGCGGGACCAGGCGTGGCAGGAGGTGACCGAGGCCATCGAGGAGGAGCGGTACAAGGAGATCGAGCGGAGGCGGGCGCCGTGAGCCTCCCCCCGGACCCGCGCAACACCGACTGGACGCGGGTGAGAGTCGTTGTGCTCTGTGTGCTCGCCCCGTGGCTCGCCGTTGGCGGGCTTTACCTTTTGTGGAGGGTGTTCAGTGGCTGACCCGATGAAGTGGCAGTACGAAGAAGAACTCGCTTGGCAGTACGAAGAAGCACTCACCGCCCTGCGTGTGGAGAATGAGCGGTTGCGGAAGGATGTGATCTATCTCGGCAACCGGATCGCACAACTGCGCGGCATTTCTGGCGATGACGCCGCGCTAGGCAGCCAGCCCGAAGGAACCTGCGGTCAATGTCCGCATCCGAAGGAGTGCGCGGCGGCGAAGTGGTGTGACCGCAACGAGGCTATCCAGCCCGAAGGGTCGCAGGTAGCGCCGGGAGCCTATGTGCCGAAGGTTTCTGTGCGCGGAAACTCGACGTTGGTTGAGTACGTTCCAGAGGTAGCGCCGGGAGCGGATGAACTCACGACGTTGCGGAGGCGGTGGGCGTGGATTCGCGCGAAGGTTCGGCTGATGAACATCTACGGGCGGGGCCAGAACGTCTGGTACATCGACGGCCAAGAGCTTGCGCGGACAACTGGCGAGACAGAGTTTGAGGAAGCCGTAGACGCCGCCCTCCAATCCGAGCAACCGAAGGAAGGGGTGCGCCACCTGACCACGGACGAGCAGCAGATGCTCAAACGCGCCCTGTTCGCCTCGACCAAACGCATTGAGCCGAAGGAAGGGGGCTGACATGACCTACGAGCGTGACGTGTATGCGGTGTTCGACGAGAGCGGAAGCGTGGTCGATGCGTGGAATGATCCTGACGCTGCCCGACGATCACTCGGACATGGGAACGCCTTCTATTGCCGCATGGTCGATGCACGGCGGCTGGAAGCAGCCGAACTCGCCTCCGAGCAGTACCGCTTCGCCCTGATGGAAGCCCGTGGCGTCATTTCAAAGGCCCTGCTCAATGAACCTCCGAAAGTTTGACTCCCGACTACAACCGCTGCTACGGGCGGCGCTCGATGCGGGCTGCTCGATGCACCGGGGCGGCAACAATCACTACATACTGAAACTGCCGTCCGGTCGCAACCTGGTGTATGCCTGCACCTCCCGCTCCAACAGCGGGATTCTGAACTCACTCACCCTTACCCGACGCACGCTGCGTGCCGAGGGGATACTCACGGAGCAGAAATGAAAATTCCAGCATCCACCGTAGCTGATGCCGTCCCCCTCGGACAGGCCCTCACCGTGCGCCAGGGAATCGCCCTGCAAATCTTCTGTGCGCTGACGGCCAACGGCACCCACCCGTCGGTGGATCTTCGCGCCAAGCGATCCTGGGAGATGGCCGACCTGTGGATGGCGTCCGAAACGGAGAAGGGATGAAGGCCGAGGAATTCTGGTCCAAGGTCATGCAGCGCGGCCCCCACGATTGCTGGAACTGGACACGGGGCAGGACCTACAACGGGTTCGCCCGCCTCCACGCCGACGGCAAGCAGCGTTACGCGCGCGACATGGCGTGGTTCTTCACGCACGGCCGGTTGCCGCGCGGGTTCATCGTCCACACCTGCGGCAACCGCATGTGCTGCAATCCGGCGCACCTCTACGCCAGCGAGAAGGACACGCGGCCGTGGACCAGGTTCCGTGGCGGCGCGCACGCCAATGCGAAACTGACCGACGCGCAGGCGGCGGAAATTCGTAGCCGCTGGCAGAGGGGTGGGAAGCAGGTGCATCTGGCGAAGGAGTTCGGCGTCAGCCGCACGACGATTGCGCGGGTGGTGAACGAAGAGGGGTACAAATGAAGACGTGGAAGGAACGTCGCCGGTTCATGGAGGAGACTGAAGCGCAGGCGCGCATCGTGAGGTGGGAGCAGTGGTACGCCCACCTCAATCGCCCCATCACTGACGTCGCCATCGACCCTTCGTTCCTCGACCGGCTCCGCAGTTTCGACCCACCCAAGAACGAAGACAAATAATGGACATCGTAGGGATCGATTGGGAGACGTTCTACGACCCCAAGCAGGGGTACTCATTGACGACGATGAGCACCCTCGACTACATCCGCGACCCGCGCTTCCGGGCGTTGGGGTTCAGCCTCAAGGTGAACAGCAAGCCCACCGTCTACGTCCCCGAGAGCAAGGTGGCCGCGGCGATGAAGCACCTGAAGCCGCAGATCGAGGCGTCGGGTGTGTACATGCACAACGCGATGTTCGACGCCGCCATCATGAACTGGCACTACGGCGTGCGACCGCAGATGATCTTCGACACGCTGTCGATGGCGCGGGCGCGCGGGCTGCAGCACCCCGACAAGGCCGGGGGCCTGTCGCTCGCCAAACTCGCCGCGTACTACGGCCTCGGGGAGAAGGCGTGGCTGTCGCCGGAGTCGAGCGCGTGGGAGTTGGAGGTGAGGGCGAAGCAGGACGCCGACCTGACGCTGGGCGTGTTCATGCGCCTGTTGCCGTTCCCCAAGAACGAACTCGAGTTGATCGACTGGACCATCCGCTGCTTCACCGAGCCCAAGATCTGGGCGGACCAGGACATGCTGCAGGAACTGCTCGATGAGCGGGCGGCGCGGCTGGCCGACCTGTTCGGTCCCGGCGGGCGCACCGGCTACAACATCGAGGACATGCGCTCCCCCGCCATGTTCGCCAGCGTGCTCGAGCGTTTCGGCGTCGAGGTGCCGATGAAGTGGAGCGCCAAGCAGGAGTGCGAGACGTGGGCCTTCGCCAAGACCGACGAGGGCATGGTCGCATTGCTGGAGTCGGAGGATGACGACGTCGCCCTGCTGGCGCAGGCGCGGCTGGAATCGAAGGCTGCCGGGGACGGCGATCGCGCGGAGCGCCTGCTGCGTGCGGCCCAGCACGGGCCGGTGCCGATCCCGCTGGGCTATTGCGCCACGCACACCACACGGTGGAACGGCGCCGACGGCCTCAATCCGCAGAATTTCAAGCGCGGTGGCGTCATCCGCGAGTCGCTGCGGGCGCCGAACGGGAGGCTCTTTGTGGTGGGGGATAGCGGCCAGGTCGAGGCGCGGGGGACGGCGTGGATCTCCGGCCAGCAGGACCTGGTGGACCTCTTCGCATCGGGGACCGACGTCTACAGCGCGTTCGGCACGCGCGCGTTCGGCTATGCCGTCAGCAAGGCCACCGAGTATGAGAGGTTCAGTAGTAAAACTACGGTCCTCGGCGCAGGCTTCGGCGCCAGCGGCGAGACGCTCGCCAAGCAGGCGCAGGCGGAGATCCGCAAGCGGAACCTCAAGCTGCAGCCGCCGACGCAGGAGACGTTCGACGCGCTTGTAAACTCCTATCGCCAGGACTATGCTGAAGTGCCGAAGAAGTGGCGCGAACTGGAG